CACTAACCCTTTGATTTCCTTTATATTTTTCTCTTAAAGATACCAAAGACAGTTAAAAGGGTAAAATACTGCTAAGCAGGGGAAGTTACACTTACAGAGCCATATTATGGTGTCTCGCAATTAAGTCGTTTGTATAGTGAGCGACTTCAAAAGAACGGTCACCGCGCCCCGGTGGTTTGAATGGGACACATTTGAGAGCGCCAAAAACACCTTGGTGAAACACCTCTGCTTGCCCCCCACCACGCCGAGAAACATCATTGACAATCCCCGCAACTTGCATGACAGTGGCGGGACACACCACACAGGAGACACCACAATGACCAAGATCAACACAAGCGGGCCAGCGTATCCGTGTGAGACATATACGCCGATGGGATCACCGGCTGGCCCTAGCATGGGCATGACGAAGCGAGAGGTTGCCGCCATGGCCGCGATGCAGGGCATTTTGGCGGGCGGAGGGGCATTGCCGACCGCCTATGCCACCCGTGCCGCCGTTGAATACGCCGACGCGCTGATCGCCGCGCTTGGTGAAGTCCAATGACCCCGCAAGACGCCGCGCTGCTGTTCAGCCTGAAGGGCTTTACGCCGGGACCGCACATCGCAGTTGGGCAGAGTGTATATTCCGCGCACACAAGCGGGCCGCGCGCTGGGCAAAATAGATCATCTGCATGTGTGGATGATCCGCGCACCGATTGCGACGAACTTGAGGCAACCGCCCGCCTCTACGCCGCCGCCCCTGACCTGCACCGCATTGCGACCGAACAGGCGGCGGAGATTGAACGGTTGCGGTTAGAGCGCGACATTCTGCTGGACGCAATCGAAGAAATGCAGGCAGACCGCACTGGCTACGGCGTTATCATTGCGGGGATGGTTAAGCCATGACCACCATAGCACTACCACCCACTGCCGCACACCGCGCCGCCATCAAGGCCAACCCGATCCGCCACCAGAACGAAGCCGCGCTGCGCCGAGCCATGAAAAAAGAAGGCCCATTGTCCGTCGATACACACCGCCAATCCGCAACACACAAACCGCGCGCCGAGGTTGAGGCAGATATCATGGCTGTTCTGGATCAGCATGGCCCCATGACAGCCCCCGCCGTATCGGAGCATATGGGCAAGTCGCGCAATTTTGCCCACGTCCACCTCAAGGACATGGCCGATGAAGGTAAGATAAAGCGCACGTCGATCAGCACTGGCAAGGCGCGGATATTTCTGTATGAGGTGGTAAAATGACCGACGCCAACACCGCGCTGATTGCCGCGCACATTGACGCAATGGATAACGACTGCCCGGACTGCGACGGGGTGGATTGCACATGCGCCCAAGACCACGCCGAAGGGCTGGTTGATTACCGCCGCGATTTGCAGATGGAGGATGACCGATGACCAGCACAACCCCAGAAGAATTAAGAGCCATGATCTACACACCGTGTTTCTTTGAGTCCCAAGACATCAGCGAGGCCTTGGCAGCCGTGGCGGCAGAACGTGACGCCATGCGTGCCGCGTTGCAGCAAGTCTTGCACCACTGCCGAAACACCGGGCGCGGTTCGGAAATGGTTGACGCGCGCATCATTGAGCGGTGCGAAGATACCGCCGCCGCCGCATTGGCGGCTTTGCCATGACCGCACCCACCATCGCCGACCTATGCCGCCCACTGAGCGCCAAGGTGCAGCCGCAACGCTACGGCTTGGACCACACGCCGCACACACAGGCAGAGGCACGCAAACACGCAATGAAGGGTGACGGGCAGCGCCTTACGGCAAGGCTGCGCAGGATGGCGAACAAACAGGAGGACAAGACATGACCACACAAGACGACAAGCTGCACGCCTTGGCCCGACACATTGCAGATGGGCTTATAGACCCCGACAGAAAGCAACTGCGGTTCAATGACATCGTAGCAACTGCGCGCAGTCATTATCTGCGCAATGTAGAAGCGGGCGTGATTGAACTGGTTGAAGCGTGCGACAGAAGCAGCCCGGAACTTTACGTCAAAGGTGCGCCAATGTGGCAAGTGTTGAACCAACAGTATGCGTGGATGAAGCAATGAACCTTAGGCGCCGCAACAGATTCTTTGCAGCTTGGATGATCTACCGGGTGTTGCGTAGGCTGGCACACTTCAACCGCCTGACATGCTTTCGCCTTGCTATGATCCACTTTTTCACAAGGAAGCCAGCCAATCTTGACGCGCAAGCGGGCAAGGGGTAGGTTGACACATGAACTGGCGTAACCCAAACAATGATGTTGTGCTGCGATGCGACCTAGCCATAGGCGACATGGCGCGCCTTCGCGACCCGGCAAGCGTTTTTACAGTATGGGGCGTTGACGTGCCGCAGGCGATTCGCGACATGCCAAACCTTGTAGGGATCGGCTTGAGGGATTATAGCCAAGTCGCCCCCATCACCATGCGCAAAACCACGATTCCAGCCGTGCCGTTGCGCAGGTTGGCGGGGGGTAGGTTCCCAGAATGAAAGGAAAGTCATCATATGTTGTGGGAAAGGGTAAGCCACCCGTTGAACACCAGATTAAGCCCGGTGAGGCGCGCAACCCAGGCGGCAAAACCTCAGAGCAAAAGCACATGGAACTAGCCAACGCGCAAGCCGCAACCCGCATACAGGCGAGACTGTTGCAGGCGCTTGAGGGTCAAATGCTTGAGGATGACACGAAAAAGACAATCGTGGACAACTTCATCAAGGCTGAGGTTTTAAAGCTGGTCAAGGACGCGCAGGATCGTGGCCTAGGCACGGCCAAGCAATCTGTTGACCACACCAGCACAGACGGCACTATGACGCCAGCGCGCGAGATGTCAGACGCGCAGTTGCAGGCCATCATTGAAGCCAATGCAAAGCCCCGCTGAATACGCGCAGGAAATGTTGGACCGCCGCCATGCACGCCGCGACCTGCTGGCGTTCATTCGCTACATGAACCCCGATTACATCGTGTCGCAGTTTGCCATTGATGTGTGCCGTGACCTTGGCCAGTTTTACCTAGACGTAGAGGCTGGCAAGCGGCCCGTGATAGTGATTGAAGCACCACCGCAACATGGGAAGTCGGAGATCGTCAGCCGCAACTTGCCAGCATGGCTATTCGGGCAAAACCCGGACCTGTCAATCGGCGGGCTGTCATACGGCAGCGACCTTGCCAGCGACATGAACCGCGACATTCAGAAGATTATGATGTCGCCAGCATACGCGCGCTTGTTTCCAAAGTCGGCACTTAACGCCAAGCGCGTGGTAACTGTCGAAGTAGAGGCCAAGCGCAACAGTGAGACATTTGAGATTGTGGGGCATGGGGGCCGATACATTGCGCAAGGCGTAGGCGGACCGCTGACGGGCAAGCGGCTGGACATTGGCATCATTGACGACCCGGTAAAAAACGCGCAAGAGGCTCTATCGCCCGCCACGAAAAAGAGCATCTGGAACTGGTATCAGTCCACCTTCAAAACGCGCCTCTCAAAGAACAGCGGGCAGATCATCATGGCAACGCGATGGGCGCTTGACGATCTATCTGGGCGCATCCTTGAGGCAGACGCGCGGGCCAAGCGCATCACGTTCCAAGCCATCAATAAGCATGACGAAGCCTTGGTTCCCGATTTGCACCCGGTAGAAAAGCTGCTGGAGACCAAGGCGGGAATGTCGGAGTTCTTCTGGTCTGCCCTATATCAGCAAAACCCGATCACGATTGGCGGCGGCATCTTCAAGGATGAATGGTGGCAATACCTAAGCGCACCACCTGCGATTGAATGGCGGGGCATATATGCAGACACTGCTCTAAAGACGAAAGAAGCAAACGATTATTCAGTGTTCCAATGTTGGGGCCGCACGTCCAGCGCGCAGGCCATATGCTTGGACATGATCCGGGGTAAGTGGGAGGCCCCGGAATTGCTTGTGCATGCGCGCGCGTTCTACGCCAAGCATAAGGCGGTTCTAGGCCAGGGCACGTTGCGGCACATGAAGGTGGAGGATAAGGCCAGCGGCACGGGGTTAATCCAGACCCTCAAGCGTGAAGGCATCCCGGTCATTGCAATCCCACGCAGCGTTGACAAGGTGATCCGCGCCCACGATGCGGCCCCCTTGATTGAAAGCGGAAATGTGATATTGCTAAATGGACTGCCTCACCTGTCCGACATGCTTGCGGAAGCATCGGCATTTCCAAACGGCGCGCATGATGATACGCTTGACCCCATGATGGACGCGGTGGCGGATATTTGTCGCGGATCGACCCAAACCTTCGGAGTGCTGTAGATGTGGCCATTTTCCAAACCGCTTGAAGCCAAGGACAACCCGGTAGGCGCGGCCTATATGGTTTCATCCGGGCCAGTGTGGGCGCGGCAGGGCAGCAAGCGAAACTACGTTGACGAAGGCTATCAGATGAACGTGATCGTGTATCGCGCCATCAAGGAGATTGTGCAGGCGGCGGTATCCATCAAGATCGAGTTGCACCAAGGCGACAAGATACTTGACACACACCCTGCGCTAGACCTGCTGAAACGGCCCAACGTGCTGCAATCCTACGGCCAGTGGATTTCGGAAATGATTGTCAACCGCAACCTGTTTGGCGAGACGTTTGCGGTTGGAACGGTTGGGCCAAAGTTCGCAGAGCTGTGGCCGATGAACCCGCTGGATATGGTGATCAAGCCTAGCACCTACGGCATTCCCGTGGCCTATTGCCATGAGAAGAACGGCAAGGAACAGTATTTCCCCGTTGATCGGATCACGGGCCGGAGCGATGTGTTTTTCCTAAAGATGTATAACCCCGATGACTACTGGCGCGGGCAATCGCCCCTCATGGCCGCTGCTATTGCCGCCGATACCTTCAACGCTGGCAGTAAGTGGAACTACAGCCTGCTTAGGAACAGCGCGCGCCCGTCCGGCCTAATCCGGTTCAAGGGCGGTTATCCTGCGGGCGAAATGATCCAGCGAATGAAGGAATACTTCAAGGACGCGCTACAGGGCGCAGACAATAGCGGATCGGTCCCGATGCTTGCCGACGATGCAGAGTTTGTGGAAATGTCCAAGACGCCTGTAGACATGGATTTCCTCAACACCATGCGCGAGACAGGCAAGTATGTGGCCAGCGCGTTTGGCGTGCCATTGCCGCTGATTGATAACGACGCATCCACGTTCAACAATTACGAGCAGGCGAAGGAACGGCTCTACACCGATACCGTCATTCCAATGATGCAGGAGTTTATCGGCGCGCTTGGCCACTGGATGCTGCCCGCGTATGGCGACGGCCTTGAGTTCAAGTTGGACCTTGACAGCATCCCGGCGCTTGAGGGCTTGCGTGAAAAGATGTTCGCGCGGTCCGCGCTGGCGTTTGAAAAGGGCGTGCTGACCCGTCAGGAAAGCCGCATAATGATGGGTTTTCCTGCTGAGGGCGAGGGCGAGTTTAACCCGGCAATGGCGGCGGGCATGTTTGATTTGCCGGTGGATGCAATGCAAGGCGGAGGCGAACCTATCGTGCAGGACATACAAGCGCAGGCGCTTAACGGCGCACAGTTGGGTTCGTTGCAGGGCATTGTGCAGGCGGTTGCTGACGGGCTGCTGCCAAGCGAAAGCGCGATTGAACTAATCCTTATTGGATTCCCGCGCCTGTCGCGCGAAGAAGCTGCGGCCCTTATCAACCCAACAGCAAACTTCACGCCTAGCAACGATCTAAGTGCAGCCGACATAAAGGCGCTGGCTTATGGGCTGGCTGATCTTGAGCGCAAGTAATGGCCCGCACACCCGCATTTATCACGCATGACCCCAAGCGCGAGGCACAGATACAATCCCGGCTGCTGGACGCGCTAGAGGCACGGTTCCGGCGCAGGATAGCCAAGGTGCTGGCCAAGGAAGCGGCAGGGCTGCTGGCGCGCTACCGTGAGTTGGGTTTTGTGCCGCCGCCCGATAATGACGACGAGCGGGCTGTGCGTGACGTGTATATGGAAATCGGCCTGCGATCTGCGCGGGTATTTGGCGCGCGCGTGATAGGCGACGGCAAGGCGCGGGGCCATGTGCTAGAGGTTAAGTTTTCGTTCGCGGATTTCTTTCGGGGCGTAGCAACTGGCTGGATCAATCAAGAGGCTATCCGCCGCCACATCACGAGCGTCACAGAAACCACCCGCGCTGACATTGTGCGGCAGGTAGCAGCGGGGCAGGCTGATGGGCTGGGCGTTGATGCCATAGCGCGCAACATAGCCAACCGCGTGCCATCTATCAGCCGGATGCGTGGCGCGCTGATTGCCCGCACAGAGACACACGGCGCGGCTAACTACGCCATGCACGAGACGGCCAAGCAGACGGGCCTAGTGCTGGTCAAGGAATGGGTGGCGGCAGAGGATGAACGGACCCGGCCCGAACATGCCGACGCCAACGGGCAGACGGTCGCAATGGATGAGCCGTTTATGGTGGGCGGGGAAAGGCTGATGTATCCTGGCGATTCATCTGGCAGCGCGTGGAACACCATAAACTGCCGATGCGTCTCAATTCAGCGCGTATTGGACCCAGACTTCTAGAGGTGGCAAAATAAACCCCGCCAGCATCGTGTGACGCGGCGGGGTTGCCTAGTCCTCTAGGTCTTAAGCCCGACAAGCGGGTGTGTTGCCCCGTCCCTAATTCCCCGCTCAATGCTTATTGGCCCACGGGGTTGACGCTATCGCGCATCAGGGCGTTAGACGGTGGGGCGGGCCGGTCCACAGGAGGAGGGCCGGGAATGGCCAACCCTTACCGCAATAACCGCGCGTATGCAACCCCGCGCACCATAGGGTTTGCAACTTTGCAGAACTGTGCTAGAACTTTGCAAACGGCTGTCGTGAGACATCCTAGTCCCTTAGATGGAGCGGCCCCGCATGTCGGACCTGACAGCATATCTTGCGCGCAAAGACGGCGCTGACCCCCTTGAGGTCAAGCTGGCCCCATTGCAGATCAAGGCTGAAAAGGAAGATGACGACTTTCTGACAATCTCAGGCTATGGCAGCGTCTTTGGTAACGAGGATGCGGGCGGCGACATGGTCATGCAGGGCGCGTTCTTGGATAGCATCGCCAGCGGTCGCAAGGTCAAGATGCTGTATCAGCACGACACCGCGCAGGTCATCGGCGTATTCGATACCATGTCCGAAGATAGCTACGGGCTTCGGATGCAAGGCCGGATCAGCAAGACGGTGGGCAAGGGTGCCGAGGTTGCCGCGTTGATCAAGATGGGCGCGATTGAGGGCCTGTCGATTGGCTATCGCACCAAAGAATATTCCATGGATGAAGAAACGGGCCAGCGCAAGCTAACCAAGCTGGACCTGTTTGAAGTGTCGGTTGTCACGTTTCCGATGAACGAACTGGCCAGCATCACCGGCATGAAATCAGAGAACATGACAGAGCGCGATATTGAGCGCCTGTTTAAGCATGTGGGCTGCTCGAACCGCATGGCCAAGGTCATGGCGGGTGGCGCATGGAAGGGTCGGGGCGAGGTTCTGCGGGATGCAGACGGGTCCGGTCCAGAAGTTAATCAGCGGGACGTTGATGACCTCAAAGCACTTTTGAAATCAATCACGCAAACGAAAGGGACTTAAATGTCTGACTTTGCAGAAATCAAAGGGCTGGTTGAGAAAATCAATCCCGTCCTTGTTGAACTTCGCGGAGAGATTGACGGGCTGAAAGCTGAAAAGCCCGTTGATGTTGTCACCGAAGAAAAGCACAACAAAATGGTTGAGAGCATCACCGCCGGGATGGCTGAGATGCAGGCCAAGCAAGCCAGGATCGAGGCCGCATTGCAGCGCCCCGGTTCTGACGGCAAGAGCGACCGCGACAACGAAATTGAAACCAAGCACGGTGAAGCGTTCCAGTCGTATATGCGCACGGGCCAAATGCCTGCCGGGTTCAAGGTTTCGTCTGACGGTATCGAGATCAAGGCCATGTCAACCGACGTGAACCCCGATGGCGGTTATCTGGTGCGGCCCGAACTGTCGAACACCATCATCACGCGCATCTTTGAAACGTCGCCACTTCGCGCCGTTGCCAATGTTGAGCGCACCGGGTCCAAGTCCATCGACATTCTGATTGACGATCAGGAAGCCGCTGCGCGTTGGGCTGCTGAGGGCGCATCTGGTGGTGCAACTGACACCCCAGAACTGGGCCAGAAGGTTCTGACTGCGCACAAGATCGAAGCCGATCCGCGCATCACGACCGAGATGCTGGAAGATAGCTACCTCAACATCGAGGCATGGCTTTCTGGCAAGATCGCGGACAAGTTTGCACGCACGCAAAACACCGCATTCCTTGTTGGCACTGGCGTGGGCCAGCCGCGTGGGTTCCTGACCTACCCGGCACAGGCAACCTCCGGCACTTACGAGCGCGGTGCAATCAACCAAGTCAACATGGGTTCCGCCGCTGCGCTGAATGCCGATGGCCTGATTGCACTGCAAAACTCACTCAAGGAAGCGTATCAGCCCGCCGCCGTATTCGGGATGAAGCGCGCAACCTTTGGCGCTGCATTGAAGCTGAAAGGGGCTGACAACTACTTCTTCAGCCCGGTTCTGTTGCGTGATGGGCAGGCCACCATGCAGCTTCTGGGTAAGTCGGTTGTGTTCATGGATGACATGCCCGCAGTCGGTGCCAATGCTCTGGCAGTCGTCTATGCCGACTTCGGGACGGCCTATACGATCCTTGACCGTGTGGGCGTGCAGGTTTTGCGCGATCCATACGCCAACAAGGGTTTCATTACTTACTACACAACCCAGCGTGTGGGCGGAGATGTCACTTCGTTCGACGCGATGTCGATTGGAAAGGTGGCAGTCTGATGGCACAATTTGATACACGCAATGACGCGGAATACGGGATGGCCCTTGGCGCTGTTCTGTCTGGCGTCACGAAGGCGGCAGGCGCATGGATCGACATGCAAGGCTGGGAAGCGGTCACGTTTACCGTCGCCACTGGCGTTGTGACCGATGCAGGCGCGGCTGGTGGGTTTGGATTCCAGATGGAAGAAAGCGACACCACGGCGGCGGCTGATGCGACTGCGGTTGCCGACGGTGATTTGATCGGGCTGGAATCGGCGCTGACTGTTACGGTTGACACCGACGACAACAAGCTGATCGGTTCCATCGGTTATCGTGGCGGCAAGCGTTACGTCCGCATGACGGCCACAGGCACAACTGGCACAGACGCCGCTGTCAGTGTGGTCGCCACCAAGCGCAAGGGCGCGGTTATGGGCGTTGCGTCAATTGACGCAGGCACCGCCGCAACCTGATCTTATCGAGGGGCTGGCCACGGCTGGCCCCTTTCATAAGGACAGGATAACCCATGACAGAAGTAAAGATGATCCGCACGGTGCCTGTCTCTTTGGACGGATTGCGCACTGAGACGTGGCACGCCGGATCGGTCCAGCGCGCGCCCGAGGACTTGCTGCTGATCCTGATTGACCTTGGCGCTGTTGAGATTATCGAAAACAAGG